GGATGATGAGAGATCAGTTAAAGAAGATCGGCGACAAGAAACGAAATCGAACGCGGTTGAGCCAGATTCCAACCCGTCTGGTTTCCGATCCATCAAATGATTCTGAGAAGGACTATATAAAATACGGCATAAACCCTTGATATTACTGGGTTTATGCCGTGTTTCGCTTTCATTTTGTCGCTTGTTTGTCGCTTAAATCAACAACGCTATACTAAACGATACTCTATAATATTTTGTAAAGCGACAAGATAGGCGGTTCGCTAACCCCTATATTTTGTTGCAATATCACTCCAACGGGGAACATTCAAGTCGCGGGCATAATGCCTTTTGTAGCTCGCTAAAAAGCGATTTTTCCAGTTTGCCGCTTCGTTGTGCGTTTTTGGATTTTGATATACTGTTTCTTCAACGGCGGCTATAAAATCTTCAAGACAAGTAAACATAGGAAAATTCCCACGCTGCGTACTATACCAAACGCCGGGGCGTATTTTATGAACGACATTTTGTTTTACTTGCAAATTCAACGCCCAATTCGCCATACAGCGGGTTATTTCCCAAACTTTCTTTATCCATAAATCCTTAACGGTAACTATTCCAGCGTCGCTCATATCATAGCCAAAAATCAAATAGTCAACGTCAAGCATATAGGGCTTGTCTATGATTTCTTCCTCATACATTCTAAAATCGGCTATATCAAAGCCCGGACTTGCAGAACGATTAAATGCTTTAACTTCTAATAGGTCAATCGTTTTATTATTGGGGTTAAGATAAAAGTCGGGCGGCATTTGAGTGTTTTGCGACAACGTGTATTCTATACCGCGTTTATCAAGCCATCCTTGCAACCACTCTTGTATAATATTCCCTACAACGTCTTTTTGCTTGACGATTATATCCACATCACCAAAATAAAATTTAATCTGCCCTTGCAACTCTAAAATTTTGTCGTCGTCAATAAGCTTATTATAAACCTCTTGTGCAGTTAAACGCATTATTCATTACCCCCGCAATAGATATTTAAGGTTCGCGCTACTACTTCCTTAATCACGGGTACAACAACGGTATTACCCAAAAGGTCATACCCGTTTTCTTGGGAAGTTTCAAACTTGAAGTCGTCGGGATAACCGAAAAGTCGTAACCCCTCCCGCAATGACAGGGTTCGTAAACCCTCGCCGTCAACGACGAATAAATGTTGCATATCCATAGCAACAAGGGTAGGTGCTATATCTTGCGGGTCAAGCACTTTGTTTATTTCAAAAGACATTTTACCAGTAACAATATTATATCCCAATGGTAAAGTAGTGTCTTGTACTCGTCTGTTTCCATCTTTCTTTTTAGGGTGTTCTTGCTTGAGATAGCCTTTTTTTACAAGGTCGGATAGCATTTCTTCTAACTGTTCGTGATTGTAGAATGTGCGTATATGCTCTATCGTTAGGGGCATACCGTCCATCCAGTCTATGCCGTATTCCTCCGCCCATTTCTTTTTTCTGCGTTCTTTCAACATAGAATTAAGCAAAGCCCTTTGTTCGGGGCTAACGGGTCCTTTATACTCAATATCCCAACTATGTATATTGTTATCGCCGCCGCGCTTGTCCTTAATAGCCTTGCCGTACAGGTCTTTTAGGGGATAGTGACTTAAAACAAGTTGTACAAATTTACTGTCTGAAACAGGCAAGCCGCTTTCTAATACTGTACTAAGATTGCGGCGCATATGTTTGAAATGCTCTAAATCCGGGGCTGCTTTCTTTGTACCGACAATATATATTCTTTTACGCTCTTGCGGTACGCCAAAAAACTTAGCATTAAGGACTTTCCACGATACCTTATAACCTAAATCGTTAAGAGTTTCTAAAATTACGGTCAAAGTCTTTCCTATTTTATCGCCCGGCTTTTCTTTGTCGTGATTGACTAACCCCTCGACATTTTCAAGTACAAACCCATAAGGTTGTTTTTCCTTAATAATTCGTGCTACTTCAAAAAATAGGGTTCCGCGCGTATCTTCAAAGCCTAACCGTTTACCCGCTGCCGAAAAGGCTTGACAGGGAAAACCTGCAAGCAAAAAGTCAAAATCGGGTATTTCGTCCGCTGATACCTTCGTTATATCGCCGTGGATTTCCTCGTTGGGGTGGTTCTGCTTTAATACATCGACGGCATAAGGCTTTATTTCAGACGTAAAAACACACTCGGTCGGCAAGCTCCTTTCGGCGCAAGCAAGTTCAAAGCCTTTTCTTATGCCGCCGATACCCGCGAACAAGTCAATAAATTTTACTGTGTTGTGGGTAGTCATTGCTTTACCTCCGCATTTATTTCGCCGTTCATTTCCACAATGTCTGCTATATCACAATTCAAAGCAGTGCATATTTTAGCCAGCGTTTCCATTGAAACGGGGTCGTTTTTTCCTAACTTGGCTATTACGTTTGTGCTTATGCCCGCCGCTTTTCTTAACTCGGTTTTATTTATATGTTTATCAATAAGCAATTTCCATAGTTTATTATAACTTATAGACACTACAATACCCCCGTGCATAGTTAGTTACAATACATAATAGCACATTGAAAGCCATAAATCAAGAGATTATTCTCAAAACGTGATAAATTATTTATAAACGGGGCATAACATACTTTTTTACGCCCTCCGCTTCGCATACAGCGTTAAATCCTGCTTGTACCCCTCGAATGTGTCAACGCGGGTAATATCATAGTCCACGCCCCGAAAGCGGACAATGTGCCGCGTGGTTATGTCGTCCCGCCAGTTTATCACGAATTGGACTTCCTCGGTCGCTTGGACAGACATAGCGGCGTAAACCTCTTTCCCGGAAAGCTGCCGGAAGTATGCCCACATGGGCGGGGATATGGGGGTTAATGTTTCAATCGAATAACCCTCCGGGTCTTGTGTGTGCGTAACGGCTAAAACCTCGATTTTCTTATCTTTCAGCTTCATAACAATGCCCCTTTCGTTGCCCTCAATTCAATTTAGGGCTAAATTGCGTTTATGAATTCGTTGTAATGCTCATATAGTCCGACGTAACAATCAAGTAACGCCGCCGCTCCGTCAATTCGTTGTCGGGGCGATTGGTTTTTTATAGGTACTATGTTCCCGTTGCGGTCGGTCTGTATGCCTGTATTTGTCAAGCACCATTTCAATATAGGGTTGTTATTGTAAATAACCCTGTGCGCCTGCAAGTCCGCGCCTAACATTTGCATAGGCAGGGACAGGGTTTTCGCGCCTTGTATGCACCTAACCATGTTAAAGCCTTGCAGCGTCATTTCCTCGACAAAGTACCGCGCCGAATAGCTGTCATAATAAACCCACGCCGGGAACAGTTCATATTCCTTTACGGTTTCGGCAAACCATTCTGTAACGTCGGAATAGTTGATTGAATTGCCCGCGCATAGCCGCAGTAACCCACGTTCAAACCATTTGTCATAAGGGATTTTGTCCTGCTGAACGCGCTCTTGCAGTCTGTCAGCGGGCAGGAAATACATTTGCGTTATGTATTTCGTATCGTCCCCGCGCTTCATAAACAGGAGCGACGCGCAAGTTAAATCCGTCGTTATGGACAGGTCAACGCCGCCTATACAATACGCGCCCCGGAAGTCGTCAAGGGTGAATGTTTCCTCGTTGTTTATATCATCAAACGATAGCCACGCCGTTTTTACCGTTTCCCGGACGTTGAATTCTTTGCAGAGAACGCCCGAAAGTTCGTTGCGGTTTTGCTTCGCCCGCTCAACCTTGGCGGTCAGGTCGTCCAGCTTCTTAATGGAGCATAAAGCCGGGTTCGCCTTAACCCATGCTTTGGGGTCTGTCCATTCGGCGCGGTCGTCCAGTTCGTAGAGGACAGGCAGAAAGCGCGGGTCTTGAATTACCCCGTCGGCGACTTGCGCCGCATGGCTATACATATCATCAAAAATACATTCCCGCACGGTTCCGGCGGTCGTTATCATCACAAGCAGGGGTTGACGGCGGGCGGCTTGGGATTGGCGCATAACCTCGTAAAGGTTTCTGTCCCTCACGCCGTGCAGTTCGTCCATGACGCAAAAGGAGCAGTTCAAGCCGTCCAGCGTGTCAGAGTTCCGCGCAAGGGGTTGAAATTTTGACATAGTGGGCGAATAGTATAAATCCGTCTTGCGCTTCTTGAAGTGCTTCGACAGGTCGGACGACTGCTTTATCATGTTATGGGCTTCGTCGAACAGTAACCGCGCCTGTGCGTATTTGGTCGCCGTTGAATACACCTCCGCGCCGCCCTCCTCGGCGTACCGATCGCGCAGGCGAACGATTTTGTCTATCTCGTCCACAGCCCCTTCTTCGGTTGTTCCGGCAACCGCAATGACTGCCAGAATCGGTTTTCTTTGCGCGATG